AGCTTGTCGATATCGCCGATATCCCGCATGGTATTGCCAGTATCGGGCGCATCCGTAATTTGCATGACGCGCTTGCGAAAGTCAATATCCTGCGCTGTAGTACGTGCCGGAATCTTGCCTGCGACAAAATCCTCTTCATCACTGCCAAGTGACGGGAACAGATTGCTATCGTAGAACAGCAATCCGTATAGAGATTTACGTGCCGCCCGTTGGTGCACATTCATCTGGAAACTGGCAAACCGATTCAGCGGAATCAGATGCTCAGCCCAGGACTTCGTCTGCCAGCCGAAACCGTCATCATTTGGCGTAGTGATACACAACGGTAGATAGCCATGCGCGTTATCCTGTGCCTTGCCGTACATGATGACGCCAGAATCGCCGATGTGGAACTCCCACACCTGCATGGTACTCGGCTCGCTGGCTGGCACCAACCCGTATTCGCGCGGGTCCAAGAACACGAGGATGCGAATACGCTCGTGGACATCCACATCTTCGATATCGGATTCCGTAGACATTGACAAGAGGCTGACCCAGTTAGTGCCACCTTCGATACCGGCAGCTGCATACGGGTCGATGACTGGTCGTTGGCGGTAATACCGCGCCTTGAAGGCGGAGTTGTCCATCAGCCTTTCGAGGTTGAACAATCTGCCATAGTGCGCCTGTTTGCGTAGCCAAAACCTCCGCTTCAGGTCAACTACGGCAACAAACTCGCCTTCCTGATAGACGTCTTTGGGTTCTACAGCCGGGTCGTAGAATGTATTGTACGCGTCGGTAGTCTCCAACCGATTGCCCGCATAGAGCACTTGGTCATGTTGAATTTCAACACCGCCAGCAGCGGCATTGTTAATCTGCGAGCCTTTGATTTCTCGCCACTCAGCCATAATACCGGCCCAGTTGTACTTGTACGCGTTGAAGATGAACTTTGCCAGTTCCGCGTAATGGCCGAATGTCTCGTCGTGCTGGTTCATCAGGGCGGCAAAACCCTTTGCCACATCCTGCTGTTCGCGAGGCGCCACCGCATTGTACATGGCTTCGTCGGGTGCGAGAAGTAGCAACGACTGCACGACGGCGTCTTCCAACTTGACTAGGGTCATTGGCAGTTTCACATCCACCACTTTGAGACCCTTACCCCGGCGATTATCGCGCTCACGCTTCTTGTCATCTTCGCTCAGCAGAAGATAGCCATACACCTCGCGGTCGATAAACTCGTAGCGATTCGCCCGCACATCGCGCATCGGCGCACCCAAATCCATCAGACCGCGAAGATGGTCTAGCAGTTTGGTATGTTGCTTTTCCGTGAGCGTCAACGTGTCGTTCAGGCGGTAACCTGTTGCCTTCCGGTTGGATTTGGCCGGTTGCCGACCTTTCTTACGAGTTGCCATTGCTATACTCCACAAACTTGTAGGGCGCCGCGGGCTTTTTCCTGCGCCGGTTTACCTTCACGGATGGTAGACATGATAAGCGCCATGTGCCGCGCAGTCATTGTTGGTCCATACGCACAAGCGTCAATAACATCGTCATCATTATCCTTTGCTTGCATGTCGTAAGTCAGCAACTGCTTGGTGATTATCCAGTCACCTTCCGTCAAGCCATAACTGGCAGGTTGAGTTGGACGGTCTTTGAGCATTGCTGCCCAACCAGAGATGTGAATATTCTTATTCTGCCGGCCATGATTGATACCGACGAATTGCAACGGGTAATCCGGGTAATAAATGGCAGCCAGGTGGTCGAAAATTGGCCGAAGTGCGTCCTGAAACGCGTAATTTTCAATTCCACAAACCCAGGCATTCCACTCTTCGCTGTAGGCAACGAGCGAATGGAACAATTGCACAGGGTCAATACCTACCCAGTGATCAATCTCCACGATTTGCCACTTGTTGAATTCGGCATTCCAGGCATGGACGGCAACCACCGTCTTGTGTGCCCATTCTCTACGCGAAGATGCCAAATCAACAGACAAAAACGCGTATTCCTGTTCGCCAGGCACCATTGCTGGCAGGTAATGGATGTCCTGCGCCTTGATTAGCGCTCTGCCACCAGCCAGCGGCAGGTTCATCATCTCGGCAAACCAGACGTCTGCCAAACCCATGCTGCAATATTCCTGATAATCCGCCTGCAACTTCTCGATTGGCCACATTTCAGGCCAAAGCGGCGTTCCATCAGAGAGCAAGCAGCCAAATCGGCGGCTGTACCAGAAGGGGGATTTGCAATGCAGGTCGAGGATGGACCGCACGCCGTGAATATTGCCGATGTGGATTATTTTATTCCACTTCTTGTCGAGCGCCTTGATGAATGCAGCGTACAGCCAACGCTTGCATTTCAAGAATTGCGTTTCATCACCTGCCGTCTCCTCATCTTCGAGGTCATCGACGATGGCAAGTTGTGGACGTTGATGTCCGATGTTCAGGCCGCGCACCTGTTTGCCCATGCCTTGCGCACGGAGGATGCAGCGTTTGCCTGTACGTGCTATCGTGAAGATGTAGAAACCTTCACCAACACGTTGGACCTCGTAGTTAATGCCGCCGAATGCCGCTATGAAGTTATCGGACTCCATAAACCGCATTACGTCACGGCAGGCTTCGATTGCCAACGTGCTGGTGTTGCTCAAATAGACGATGAATTCCACCTCATCGACAAAGAGCCAGTGGAATGGGCACGCCAGTTTTGCTAGTGTTGTTTTGGCGTGGTCACGCGGTACCGCCTCCGCCATTCGGCGAACCGCCTTATCGCGGAAATCGTCGAATACATCTACATGGAATTTGGGAACTGCCTCTGTCAGTTCCTCGCCCATAAAATACTCGATGAAAAACTCGCTATCGTGCTCAAGGGCAGTCACGATAGTGTCAACCGATAATGCTACCGGTTGCGAGATGGCGGTGTTCGCGTGCATTAGGCGTAGGACATAGCGTTGTCAAATGCCGACAGCAACCCATCGGCATCTTGCATGTCCAAGTCTGCCGCAGGCGGGCGGGCGCTAAGTACACGTTCTGCCTGCGTCAGTGCCATTGAGTCATCCGATTTCTGCGGCCGGTCCTTCTCCTCACGGGAGATGGTGAACGACTGTTGCAGTCTATCGGTGAATCGCTGCGTCAGATGTACGACCACGTGCTCGCCATTTCGCGGGGTCGCCACCTGGAAGTTATGTCGCGGTCCACGCCGCTGTGCCTTGTTTGCCATGATAGATGCTCGCAGAGCAAAGTCAGGGTCAGGATTGTTGCGCAAAGCTTCTAGCACGCGCAATGCGCCGAACTGCTCGATATTATCCCACGCCTGATTCAGTGTTTGGAAAGTGTCGATGTTCTCGGCAGCGTACTCCTGCACGAGTTTCTGGACATCTGGCGTTTCAACCAAATCTGCCACTTGAGAAGCTGGCAACATCGTGGCCTGCGCGATGTCCTCGACTGAAACACCCATTGCCACCATTTTGGCAAGGCGCGAAGCCACGTCGCCGTTGGTCGAAAGTGCCAACTTCCCG